CAGGAATAACAGCTGATTTTGTTGGTTGGTCAACAAATGAACCATATGACTCATTAGAAGAAACATATTATTTTGATGGAATTTCATTAGCTGCTGGTACATTTGATGATAATAAAGTTCGTATAGAATCTTCGGATCTAATTGGAACATTAGATGTTAAAACAAGAGCTGAGCGAAGCCAATATGATAAGAGTCCATTAGATAGTTCCAAGTTAGGTGTATATTATTCTCCGCAGACAATGATTAATGAAGATATAATTGCACAATTAGGATTTCAATCACTTGACGATTATATTGGTGATCCTGGTGATTTGAATTCAATGTCATATCCTGACTTAGAAAGAATTTCGAGAAATTACTGGAAAAAGTATGGACAAAAAAATGATATTAATTCTTATATAAAAATATTTTCATTATTTGATTTATCATTTTTTAAACAAATAGATCAATTATTACCGGCTAGAGTTAATAAGCTGACAGGATTATTGATACAACCAAATTTATTAGAAAGAAATAAAGAATCAATTATTCCAGATGTTGTTAGGTCAAATGAAACAAGAGATACTAGTATAACTATTTTTGATAATACTACTGAATATATTAATGCAGAATATATAGAATATACAGCTTCATTAAATCAACCAGTAGTTAGAACATCTGGGAATGATGACGATCAACTTAATGCGTTTTTGACTAGTAGTGCAGAACAAAGATATTCAAGTACTAGATATTGTTATGATTATATTGTAAGATCTGGAGGAAGTTGGATACAAACATCTAGTCCGTATTGGACTTGTGAATCTATACTTCCAACAATTACTGGGAGTAGAATTTCTGAAATAAAGCAAGTACTTGTATCAGTATCATCTTCTATTTCATTTAGTAGTACATATGGAAGTTCTACTTATGGATCTAGTAGCTACTCTGGACCAGGTGCAGGTGGTGTTACATCATCGTTTTACAATTATAAATTTGTAGAAGTACAAGATTACTTACCTGCAGGATTTGGTGATTTAAAATATTTTGGATGTAAATTAACCGGACCAGATTTTAATATGAATTCGAAACAAACTGTCGACAATGGACCAGTAGTAGAATTTACAGAAGTTAATCCTAATCAAATTATAGTTCAATCAGTAGCAGGATCACCAGTTTCTAGCAATAAAAATTCTGGAATATTAAGGAGTTCGTAAAAAAATATATAAAATTTTAAAACGTAATATTTATTAAAAAATAAAAAGGTTTAACAAAAATGGGATATTTAGATAATAGTTCAATTACAGTTGATGCTATTTTAACTTTAAAAGGAAGAGAGTTATTAGCACAAGGAAGTCAAAACTTCAATATTACACAGTTTGCTTTAGGGGATGATGAAGTTGATTATTCATTATGGAATGTAAATCATCCGTTAGGAACTGATTATTATGGAGTATTAATTGAAAATACGCCAATAACAGAAGCTATTCCAGATGAAACTCAAGCATTAAAATATAAATTAGTTACATTACCAAAATCTACAACACAAATACCAGTTGTTACTGTTGGAAGTAACACAATATCATTAGATGCTCCAGGAGACTCATCAATAATTTCTCCTAATACAAGTAATCTGCAAGGTGGAAATTCAACTTTAGGATATACAGCAATACTAGGAAATAGTGATATAGCTAATATAACTGTTACTAGAGCATTAGCAAATCCAGGTACACTTCCAACTGTACCAGTATTTATCGGTGATAATCAAGACGCACAAAGTGTAGCAGTAGCTGGGTTTAGTTTCCAAGTTATGGCAAGGACAATAACAGAAGATAAAACCACAACTATTACTATTATTGGTAATGAAACTGGAGGAAGCACTACAATTAATTTAACAGTTAAAGCAGTTACAACACAAACTGTAAAGAATTTTAATTAATGTAGTTAATTTTAGGTATACAACATGAAAACAAATTTAATTAAAAATTTAAAAAAATTAGCAAATCAATCACAATCGCCAGGCGCAGCTGGTGTTGGTTCACCCCGACCTATTACGTCTCCTGTTAGTAATGTTCAACAGCAACAAATTCAAATATTATCTACATCTGGACAAACATATAATCGATTCAATCAGTTAGAGGATGTTGTTGGAAATCAAACTGAAATAGTAACTGCAGGATTATGGAGTGATAATCAAGGATCCTTAAATTCTTATTTTACTGCATCTAATCAAACAGTATCACAGATACGACATTATATTGATGTTTTACAAAAGTCACCTGAATTAGCAGGATCAGAAGTACAATTTGCATTAGCATATGGTCATATAAATGGAAGTGGATCTTCTGCATTAGGATCACAAGAAAATCCAGCTTCTAAATCAATTTATGCTCAATATAAACAATTATTATTAGAAAAATCAGCAACAAGATTTGTAACAGCTGGAAGTGGAAGTACTGATTCAATATATGC